CAGAGATTGCTGGTGACCTTGGAATTTCTGCAGGTGAAGTTGCAAAGATTGCAGATCAGATGAAAGATAACCCAGCACTTGCATCAGCATTTGTTGAGTTCTCAGAAAGAGCAGGGGACGCAGGAGAAACCCCAATGCCATTTACATTAGCAGATGCAGTAACAGAAGTACAGACAGAAGCATTCTTAGCAGATCCACTAGGAGCATTATTTGATGTGGACCCACTAGAACTCCTATCCAATTTCTCTGAGTTGGGTATGGATATGACAGACGATCAGAGAGAAAAAGCCCAAGAAGTCATTATTCCAGTAATCATTGTTTCACAGGTTGCAAATGTAATGATTGGGATGAGGAGGTAATATGAAAATAATCAAAAAGGTTGTGAAGGGATTCTTCACATGGCTCAAAGATGCAGGGGTGGAAATAATCGCACAAGCCTTTACCCTCCTTGGATTCTTCATAGCATGGTTAACATTGACGGGATCAGCAAGAGACATTGTTGGTATTGCAGTACTTGCAACTACAATTATTTGGCTAATAACTATCCCACTAAGAAAGGAGGACTAAATATGAATAGTATCACAAACATTTGGAACATCCTTATGCGTATAGTTGCAGTCTTTGCAGCAAATGCTCTAGCAGTAATCGGAGCAGGAGCAATCGCAGGTATCTCAGTAGCAAAGGCTATGACGGTTGCTGGACTTAGTGCAGTAGCAGTTGTAGTTGAGAAGTTGGCTCGTGCATTTATGGACGATGGAAAACTTACAAGAGATGAGATTAATGCAGCATTTTCTACCACAGATAAAAATGCGGTAACTGTACAAGACGCAGCAGTTGAATCACGTAGAAAAAGATCAAAGACAGCATAATTAGTCATTAATTTAGGCTTATTTGACAATCCCCTTTTGGTGATGGTATACTTAATATCTAATCAAAAGGGGTTTTGTCATGACTTGTATTGCTGTAGTTCGCCATGAGGATAAGATTTATATGGCAGGGGATCGTGGTGCATCAGACGATGGTACTATTCTATCACTGACTGCCCCAAAGGTTTGGAAGTTGGGTCCATATCTAATTGGATATGCAGGATCTATGGATGGTGAGCGATTGAGATATAACTTCAATCCAGATGTTCCAGATATCCGTGACACAGATAAATTTATGCAGACTAAGTTTATTAAGCAACTTAAGAAGTTTTATACTGACTGGTGGGTTGACACAGGAAAAGATTCAGACTTCGGCTTAATCATTGCAATCAAGGGGCAGATATATGAGCACAGTTCTGCAGATATGTCTTTATCTAAATACAATGTAGATTATTTGGCTATGGGTTCTGGAGCAGAGTATGCATTTGGTGCCCTTCATGCTACAGAAAAATCTAAGGATCCACGCAAGCGTCTTCAGGCTGCGGTTGGTGCTGCAATAAAGTTTAGTCCATCATGCATGGGTCCAATTGACATAGTAAGCGTTTGAGGATATACTTATAATATGAACGATGAAATATCTGTAGAAGATCAAGAGTTTGGTATTTGGCTAACAAACGGAATTGAGCGGGGATGGATTACAGAGCCATACTGCAATACACATGACGGTGGATACCAATACATGAGTGAAGAAGAAGTAGAAGAGTGGGACCAAGGTGGAGACCCATGTTGTCATGTCGTAAGACTGATGATTTCCTAATAGGGAGTTTAACTTGAAAAAAATTGTTTTTGTACTGTCCTTATCGTTATTTCATTTTATTGGAATTGATACTTCTCACGCACAAGAGTGGAAGCGTTATCAAGAAATTCAAGATGCAACTGGTAATCAGTTTGCAGTTTACTTAAGGGCACACGAAAAGAATACTAGCAATGAATCAACATCTAACCCTTTTTGTGGTGGATCCCTTGTGCATGTTCAGGTTGTAGTTACAGCAGCACATTGCATTTGGGGCATTTATGGAGATCCAAATAATCCTCTTTCATATAACGGTGGTAATCTTTGGGTGCAAGAACCTGGTAAGCACAAGTCAGATCCATCAGCAAAGCGTGTTAAGGCACTGAAGATTATTCATCCAGACTCACTTGGAAATTCAACTAATTGGCCTAACTTGGCTCAGGACGATATTGCGTTTATTGTTTTGGAAGAGCCACTTGTTGAAAAATTAACTTACAAGTTTGCAAGCAAAGAGCAATTAGAGTTCGCTGTTAAGAATAAGTTGAGCGCTTATATGTATGGATATGGATTTAATTCTGTCGCTGAACATAATGCATACTATCAAATACCACAAGATAATAGATACAATATTGACAACATTATGAACCCACATAGGTTAGAGTATAAAGTTTTGTCTGACTCTTTGCCTTCTGGATATACACATCATGTTGGACTTCCCAAGATGCTTCTTTTAAAGGCGGGTGAAAACTGTCCAGCAACTGTCTCTTCTGGATCTCCAGCAACTATTATTGTAAATGGAGAAGAACTATTGGTTGGGCCTGGGTCTCATTCAACAGGATGGGGCTGTTCCGAATTACCAAACTACGCAACTGAGTCAAAACAGTTTGGCTTTAATTATAGAAACGTGACATCTCATATTAGCATTGCCTACTTTAGTGATTTAATGGAAAAAGCAATATCCATGGTTCCAGTCAAGCCTATTGTTGAAACAGCGGTAGTTAGCAAAAATACACAGACTACACAGCCTGAAGTAAAACAGGAGACCCTCTTAGTAAAACCTGTAGTGCAAAAGAAAAAGGTAACAATTAAGTGCATAAAAGCAAAAAAGATTATTTATAGAACAGCATATACACCAACTTGTCCAAAGGGATATGCTAAACTATAAGTATTGGGGTGTAACTCAGATGGTAGAGTGCCGAACTGTTAATTCGGATGTCGCAGGATCGATACCTGCCACCCCAGCAAAGAGACTGGTATAATTAGGTTGGAGGAAAAATGGGATCATTATCAGAGCAAGACAAAAACAAGTATCTTAATCTAGATATACCAGAGTTAGTTGGACCACCACTACTTAAAAATTTTCCTGGAAACTTAAATGAAATTGACTGGAGATTCTCTTCTCCAAAAGAATACCTAGAAGTAGAAGAGATAATGACAAATGACGTTGTATTCTTTGAGCCGTTCCTTGTAGAAGACTTTTATCCACAAGATATGTTTGATGAGTTAGTTGAAATACTAACATCAAATAATTTAAAGGATATAGATTATTCTCATCAAATGAATAAGTGGGAGCAAGGCGTTGAGATACCTCAAAAATTTATAGACTACGCTGTTGAAAAGATAAGAAATCTTGTTGGTACTGAAGACATAGAGTTTGGATACCATATGTATGCACACCACCAGATTACATCTGAGGGCAGAATTCCAAAACTTCCACTACATATCGATTGGTCACCAGGTCCGTACATGATTGACTTACATATAGGTGGAAACCGTGACTGGGGATTTGTTGCTAGATACAAAAATTTTATAACCAAGCCAAATCAAGCAATTATATGTCAACCACAGTTTGATTATCACTATCGACCTGCTTGGAACAATGATGATCCATCAGAGTACTATCAGGCGCTTTTCTTTCATTTGGTAAATAAAAATCATTGGTCCTGTAAAACTGAAAAGCCAGGAGTTAATAGACCAAAGCATCTAGAAGAGGGAAATGAGTTTGGACAATACTTTAGAGACTCCGAGAAGTTTGGTAATTTTCAGAGACAAAGACGGTACATGTTTGAGAATTATTACCTAAAGTCTTTGTATAATAGCGATGCTCCAGATATTCCTTGGGAAGAAAAACCAACGGCAGAAGAATCAAACATACACGAAAGAAAAGGCGTATTGCCTAAAGTAGAAATGGAAAATAAATAATGACAACAAAAGGATCATTAGAAGCAATTATTGAGGTTGCTAAGAAAGAAATTGGTACTATCGAGGGGCCAAAGGATAACGAAACAAAGTATGGTAAGTGGAGCGGAGTAAACTTCCAGCCATGGTGCCAGTCATTTGTTTCTTGGTGTGCCTTTACATCTGGACTAGACCCAAAGAAGTATCCTAAGACTGCTTCAACAGTAGCAGCAGCAGACTTCTTTAAGAAGAACAATAGATGGGCAGATGCTCGTAATGACGATCCAACTCCAGGTGACTGGATTTATTTTGATTTCCCAGATGATGGTGTAAATCGTATTTCTCACGTAGGCCTTTGCATTAAGAACAATGGCGACGGAACTATCCAAGTTATTGAAGGAAATACTTCAGGAACTGCAAAGGGAGACCAGCGCAATGGCGGAATGTGCGTAGAAAAGACACGTGCATACGTTAAGAATAACAAGAAGAAGTTGATGAATGCTGTCGTCGGTTGGGGTCGACCTGTTTATACTGGAGAAGAAGATCTTCCACTACTTTCTAAGGTAGGATCTTCTGATGCACCAGTAAAGGCATCTACTCCTGCAGCAAATACAACTGCCTCAGCAGTGAAGAAAGAGTTTAAGCCATTTAAGGTTGGGGCAAAGGGTGCGTCCGTAAAGAAGGTGCAAACTGCCCTTGGCCTTACTGCAGATGGAGATTTTGGTCCAGGAACAGAAAAAGCAGTAAAGGACTTCCAGAAGAAGTCTAAACTAGAAGTAACTGGAGTAGTTGACATTATTACATACAAGAAAATATTAGGTGCATAAATGGAATCAACAAGAAGAACACTACTGAAGACACTGAGTTGGGAAACCTTTCACTTGGTTGGTGTAGCGGGTGTTATATATCTTTTTACTGGTGAATGGGAGTATGCTAGTCTGGGTGCTCTACTTTACATTGCTTGGGAAGCACTTGGTTACTTTATCCACGAAAGAGTGTGGGCAAAGTTTGGTAGGGAGGTAAAGTAATGCGTATTAAGATTATTAGATTTGTTGTAAAGGCTCTTGGATATGAATGGTCTGGAGATGATCTCAAACTTCCTGTTTGGTATGTTAAAGAAAAAAAGAAAAGTAAATAATGGCATATGTAATAACAGATGCATGCATTGATATAAAAGATCGATCATGTATACAGGAATGCCCAGTAGACTGTATCTACGAGGGCGGTAGGATGCTATACATTAACCCAGAAGAATGTATTGACTGTGGTGCCTGTGAGCCTTCCTGTCCAACAGATGCAATCTACTGGGACGAAGAACTACCAAAAGAAAAAGAAGAATTCAAAAGAATTAATAAGGAATTTTTTATTCCAATAGGTAATCTGCAGGGTGCATCAAAGCATACACAGATTCATTTAGATCACCCAGAAGTTAAGGAGATGTAATGCCAATATATGAATACAAGTGTGAATGCAATAACAATATTGTTCCATTTAACACTAGCATGGCAGACTATAAAGAAACTTATCCATGTGATGAGTGCGGGGCTGATATGAGGCGTCATTACACCCCAATTGGAGCACAATTTACTGGTTCTGGATTTTATTCTACAGATAATAGAAAAAAGTAATATGAAAAAAATCTTTGTAATGATTCCAAGTTTGTTCGATCCGTCGATTCAAAAAACGGTAGAAGAGTGCTTGTCTAAGGCTAAGCATCCAGATAGAATAACATTTGGCTTATCTTTGCAAGGAGTAGATAATGTTAACTTTGATCATATTAAGAATGAAAAAAGAATTATTATTTTAGATAAACACATAGTTTACGGTATAGGAAAAACAAGATACCACTTACAGCAACTATATAATAATGAAGACTATATATTGAGCATAGACTGCCATACTGGTTTTTCCACGCACTGGGACGAAAAACTAATTGGTGAGCATGATTTACTAAACAATGACAAAGGCGTAATAACTCAATTTTTAAGTGAACGATTTATGTCAAATTGCACCAAGGGTCAATACATATACTCAGAGCATTCGCCGTGGGTCATAGAATATGCACATGCAGATAAGGTAGAGTTTATTAAAGAGCGAAACTTGTCACAAAGGGTAGCGCCACACTTTATATTTGCAACAAAAGAGTTTGCAAAAATACCATATCCATATATGTATTTTTGGGGAGACGAAGATGATATTTTGTCTATTAAACTATTTTGTAATGGATTCGATATGTATGAACTAGAAAATACATATCTAACAACTGTTCCCAAAAATGCACAAGACTGTGAAGACAGAAGTAACTGGTTCTTATCTGCAATAAAGAAATATCAAACAGAGTATAACTACACACTGTCGCAAGGGGTTAGGTTTGAGCAAAGTTCTAGTATAGTTTATGACTCAGGGGAAACAGATCTGTCTACACACCTTTTTTACCCTGGTACAAAAAAGGTAATAGATAAAATGCATGAAACAAGGTCTCTTTTAAAGAATAGGTTTAGCGATACACTTATGGAAGATTTTAGAGAAAAGCCTAGATCTTTAGATGAGTATTTTAGTTTTCATGGGATTGACAAAAAGACTCTTGATAACCACCTTGACAAACATATTGAACGGGCTGTATAATTAGAGTATGCTAAAAAATAAAGAAAAAACTACAGATTATATCTTGACCGCTAATGATCGCTGCGACTCTTGTTCTGCACAGGCCTATGTACAGGTTACTGGTGTTACTGGAGAGTTACTGTTTTGTAGTCACCACTACAATAAAATTATGGACAATGCCGTTGGGTACGATAAAATGATGAAGTTTATGTACAAGGTTGTAGATGAAAGACATAGGCTAGAAAAGAAGCCAGAGACTGGTGATGATGACTAAAGATATTGTAATAAATTCTTTTAAAAGAACTGGCAATACTTTTTTGTCTAATGCAATCGATCTTTCATTTTTTGAAAATAATGTTGATTGGGAACATTATAGACTGACAAGTCATATGCATAATCTATTTTTGCATAGAATCCCACAGTCTGAAGATTTTTATCAAATAACAATAGTAAGGAACCCAGCAGAAACAATAGTAAGTGCTGCCCTTTTTGATGGTCACTACATCGCATCTGACTTTGATTCAGTTGAGGCAGTTAACTTCCTATGTAACCAAACGTCTATACTGTATAACCGTTTTTACAGTGAGTGGCTTAAAAATAAAAACTCTAAAATGATACGATTTGAAGATCTAATTAAAAATATAAATCCAGTCCTAAAATCAATTTATGGCGACTTGGGTTTAGATTATACTAACAATATATCTAGTGAGCGTGTAACAAATAATGTTGCGTCTTCTGATTTTAATAGAAAAGAAAGTATATTTACTGGACATGTTCCAAGGGGCGTAGACTCACTTATTGAATATGAAACACTAAAAAATACACTTTTAAAGTCAGAAATCTATAAGGAATCCGTAGAAGTTTATAATAATGTTTTGGGTGCACTATAAATGAAAACACTAATAGAGCAAAAAAGAGAAGAAGATTGGATGTATAAGTACTACGGAAATCATAACGTAGACAGCATCAGAGATAGGCTTGACTCTTATGAAGAAGAGATTTGGTATTTAAATAAAACAAGACAGCAATCACCACCCTTTGTTCATAAGGAGACTACATCTCTTTTTGTTTCTGAGTTACCTAAGTGGGAGATTGGTGATAAGTTTGAGCCAAAACTAGTCATTCATGACCTAGAGTTGTGGGAAATGATTAAGCCAATAATCAAAGTTTATGAAGATATGCATGATGGAAAGTTTGCACGTGTAGTATTTTTAAGGCTTCCAGAAGACAAGGTTGTTTATCAGCATAATGATGACGGTGATTATCTTGCTATAGTTCACAGACACCATATTGCAATTAAAACAAACAAGAATGCTTTATTCCTAATAGATCAAGATAAGAAACATCTTGAGGTTGGTGACTGTTGGGAAATAAATAATGCCAGATTACATGGTGCAATCAATAGCGGGGATACAGAAAGAATTCATTTGCTTTTTGATATAATGCCAAATAAGTATATAAACTAGGAGAACAAACATGTACGAATATTATGTAAGAAAAGTAGAGAACGTAGTAGATGGAGACACCATCGATGTTCTAATTGATTTAGGGTTTGATATCCTATTTGCATCTCGTGTAAGACTGGCTGGTATTGATACCCCTGAGTCTCGCACAAAGGATCTTGCTGAGAAGGCACTTGGTCTAGAAGCCAAGGAGTACCTAAAGAAGGCTCTTAAGGATGCAAAGTCTGTTGTAATTAAGACTGAGAAGATGGACTCATCTGAAAAGTATGGTCGCATTTTAGGCTGGGTATACGTAGATAGCAACACCGTATCTCTAAACGACATGATGATCAACGATGGCTATGCTTGGGGATACCTAGGTGATACTAAGGTTAAGGACTTTGATGCTCTTGCTAAGGCTAGAAAGAAGTCTGGAAAGTGAGCCACGTACTTTATTTTACAGCAGAGTGGTGTAATCCATGTCAGCGCACTAAGCCAGTAGCAGAAGAACTCAAGCGTGATGGCATCATTGACTTTATGTTTGTTGATGCTGATTCTGAAACAGAGTTGATTCAAAAGTTTGGCATTAAGTCTATTCCAACTTATATCCTTATCAAGGATGGAGAAGAAGTAAAACGAATGAACGGTGCTAAAACACGAGAAGATTTCTTGGAGTTTGTAAGTGAGTGATGACGATCAGATCATAGAGGCTCTAATTCTTAATGGTGGACTAGAGGTCGCTGGAATAGATATTGAGACTGGCGAAGCGCTATATAATTTTACTGACAAACTAGAGAGCATTAGTCCAGAGATTCATAATGTGGCAAAGAATTATTTTCATTTAGAGATGATGAATCTTTGGCAAAAAGGATTTTTAGATATAAGCCTAGAAGAAGATAATCCACTTGTATCCTTAACAGATAAGGCTTTGGATTCTGACAAGGTTAGTGAATTAGATAGGGACGAGCAGCACAGTCTGAACGAAGTCATTAGAATTACAAAAAAAGAAAAGTAGTATAATTAATCAGGGGGTTGGATGGAATATCTAATAGGGTCATTTACTACTTTTGCTCTTGTTTTACTAATGTCATTTTTTAAAAAAGACAGTACAGAAAAGCAAAAGGTTACGGTAAGGTATAGTCAAAGTCATATCTTTGATCTTGTGCAACCACTGCTTCCACCTATAAGTAATAAGCCTATTAAAAAAAGAATATCCCAGTCAACCAAGTATGAAGAAAAAACCAATATCCGTGTTCTGATTATTGACAATGTTGCTTATTGGGTTAAAGAAAATGTTTTTTATAAAGCAAGTGTACTTAATAATGGAGTTGATTCAGATACAACTCAAGTAGTTGACACAATAGGTATGGATAGTGTAGAATTAGATAAAATGCTGTTCATTATGGACAGATTACGAGAGGGATTAGACAGTGATAGTGGGAGTACAGGGAACTAATAGTTTCGAGGATTACAATGTCTTCTTGCGTTCCATGGGGGTTGCCCTTTCTGGATTACATGAAGATGATCAATACTTTTATATTTATTCCGCAGGTCCAGGCAAGGTTAATTCTATGGTAATGGAATTTGTAAACCTGTCTGAAAGAGGAATGAAGACTAGAGGAAAGAAGATCAAGTTCTATAAAGTTGCACCAGAGTGGCTTTCTGAGAACATGGTGGATATTAATTACTTTATATTTTTATCAAAGGAAAGAGAAAGTCTTTCTAAACTAGTTGGTGAAGCAAAACTTAATAATGTAGATGTTGGAATATTTAACTACTAATTAAAGGAAAATAATGAAGATTACAGAGTTAGAAAAGATGGAATCAGTTGTTGCAAAAAACAAGTCGTTGTTTTGGGATGGGTGGAATGTTATTCACTCATATGCATCAGACAAGGGTAGAACTTCAAAGTATGGTGTATTTCTTAATGGGAAGTGGCACGTAACTCGTAGATTTAACTTGGGTTCTGATGGATGGGATATACCAGACAAGTTTGTGAGTTAGTATGCATAGAGATAAATGGAAAGATGATGCTTTATGTTTTGAATATGACACAAACATATTCTTTGATAAATACGAAGAGGACGAGACGTTAAGGAGCGCAGTAGACAAACTGTGCTCAGAATGTCCAGTTAGCAAAACCTGCTTTGCTGTTGGTGTTTCAACAAAAGAGTGGGGAGTCTGGGGCGGTATATACCTAGAGGGTGGTGTTATTTCAAAAGAATTTAACACTCATAAATCAAAAAAGGATTGGGCAGAGACGTGGCAGTATCTAACAACAGAAACTGCAAACACTTAAACTGCTGTATACTATTATAGTTAGATTGGAAAGAAATGATTATTCAGATTATTGGTTTGCCAGGAAGTGGTAAGACCGAATTAGCAAAGGCATTAAAGGAACGAATTAATGCTATTCACCTAAACGCAGATGAAGTTCGCTCAACAGTTAACTCTGACCTAGGGTTTAGTCCAGACGATAGGCTTGAACAGGCACGTCGAATGGGAGCAATGGCAAGACTAATTGCTGATCAAGGAGTTGCTCCAGTAATTGTAGACTTTGTTTGCCCAACAGAAGCAACCAGACATGCTTTTGGTAAGCCAGACATCCTTATTTTTATGGACACAATTCAAGAGGGTAGGTTTGAAGATACCAACAAGATGTTTACTGCTCCAAAAGAATTTGACCTTATGTTCTCTGATCATGAAAAAGATCCAGATGAAAAGGCAAGTTCAATAATCTCTTTGTTTAATCTACACGACTGGTCTGCTCCAACAACGTTAATGCTTGGTCGATATCAGCCATGGCATGAGGGACACCATGCTCTCTACGTTGAGGCTGGTAAGCGTACAGATCAAGTACTTCTTGGAGTTCGTAATACCTACAAGACTAGTGAAAAGGATCCACTTAAGTTTGACCAGGTAAAGGAATATATTGCAAAGGACGAGTTCATGGATGGTGCAATGGTTCTAAGATTGCCTAATATTACTAATATTGTATATGGTAGAGATGTTGGCTACAAGATTGAGCAAGTAGATTTGGGGGCAGACATTCATGCTATTTCGGCTACTCAGAAGCGTAAAGAACTTGGCATATAGTATCCTGTTCGACAACAAGATCGCAGATAATGAAGCAAGGCTATACTTTGGAGATGACTATGACAGTAAAAAGGAGTAGATCTTTTGCTAAGTCTTTAACTTGGAGAGTTGTTGCGCTGCTAACAACTTTTATAACACTTTATGCTCTAAGTAAAGATATTAATATGGCAACCATGGCAACAGTGATAACTAATGCTGTTAATTTTGTTGCATACTACTATCATGAAAGAGTGTGGAACTCGGTTAGTTGGGGTAAAGAATGACAGTAACTAAGGCCAGATCGTTTGCCAAGGCAATGAGTTATCGTGTATGGGGAACGCTTTCTTCATTTCTTGTTGCTTATGTACTAACAGGAAATGCTACTCTTTCAGGTGCAATTGCATTTTGGGAAACGGTAGTTAAGATATTTATTTACTACGCACATGAGCGTGGATGGAACTACATACAATGGGGTAGAAAATGACACAGTACTGGTCTTGGCTTCTTGCAGTAATAGGAGTTTCTGGAATATTTCTTGTTGGTCGTAAAACAATCTGGGGTTGGCTTATTTTATGCGTTAACGAATGTCTATGGATATTGTATGCACTAGCAACAAAGCAGTATGGGTTTATAGCAATGGCTGTTGCGTATGCAGCAGTATATATTAAGTCATACATTCATTGGAAGAAAGAAGAGTAATGTATACTGACAAAATGAAGATGGCGTTTCACTCCATTCGTGCACCTAAAAACTTCTCTTTGCAGATTATTGATCATGAGCAGTTTATTACTGTAAAGGCAAGTGAAGAGCAGTTTATGCGTTTAGCAGATGATGAAAAGCGTGGTGCTGTTGAATACATGGTAAGAGTTAAGAAAGCACTAGAAGATAATGGTGCAATAGTTTTATTAGTTCGTGATAGTATAAAGTAGCATGGGAGAAAGAATGATTGACTTCATTATATTTTTTATTTTTATATTTGTTTTTATTGCTTTAGCGTATGACAATGTTAAGGTAAGAATGAGCAGGGTAAAGATAACTGAGAAGTTGTTACAGACTACGATTGACAACAATATTTTAAGAGATGACATATCAATAAAAAATAGTCAAGAGTATTTAAACTTTGTAACAAAGGCTAGAGAAGATGCCTACTCATATATTGAACAAGTCCACGAATCATTCTCAAAGTTTGATGAGCAAGTTGCTCCAGTTATGGATCATTTTAACCGTGTTGGGCTTGTAGCAAGTGGTCACCCACTCTATGATCAAATGGAGGTAGTGTCCAATGCCTATAAAGAACTTAAAACTATTTTTCCAGATACAGTGAAGAACGATTAGGAGTTAAAATGAAAGACATATTATTATCAATATTGACAGGTTTTGGCTGTGGCGTAGTCTTTGCAGCATTCAAGTTGCCAGTTCCAGCCCCACCAGTTTTTGCTGGGGTTGCTGGTATAATTGGATTATGGTTAGGCTACTACATACTGTCTAATTACATATCCTAGGAGGAAAAAATGAATGAACAACTAAAGGCACTACTAGCATCATACGGACGCTCTGTCCTTGGTGCAGGACTTGCACTATATATGTCTGGGGTCACAGATCCACAGACACTAGCATACTCACTATTGGCAGCACTTGCACCAGTAGCATTGAGAGCAATCAATCCAAATGATACAGCGTTTGGTCGTTTGCCAGATGTAGCAGAGGTCGATGCTGCAGTTAAGAAGGCAACAGTTAAGAAGGCTCCTGCTAAGAAGGCAGTTGCTAAGAAGGCTGCTCCAAAGAAGTAAAACAAATTAGAGAGACAGGTCTATTGATTTGATAGGCCTGTTTTTCTATGCTATAATATTTATACCTGCCCAGACGGGGGGTAAATTAAATTATTCGCTTGAAAGGGGAATAAAATGGTAAAAACAGCACTGGATCTTTTTAATGATCCATTTTTCAACACCTTCTCAAATTTTCAGAAGGTAACAACAACAACAAACTATCCACCTTATAACCAAATCAAACTAAATGATACAGAATATATTCTTTCATTTGCTTTGGCTGGTTTTTCTAAGGATGATGTTTCAGTATCGCTAGACAATCGCAAACTTACAATCAAGGGCGAGAAGAAGGATGCTGAATTGCCAGAGGGTGCAGAGTATCTACACAAGGGCATTGCTGCTCGTAAGTTCACTGATATCTTTACCCTTCCTGAGTTTGTTGAGGTAGTCGGGGCTGAATTCAAGGACGGTATCCTAGATATCAGACTTGAGAAGCAGATCCCAGAAGATAAACTACCTAAGACAATAGAAATCAAGTAGTATAATATAAATAGTCCCCACACAGGACCTTAGTGATGGATTAGTTACCCATTGGATAGAGACCGTGGCGCAAGTCAGGTGAATTACCTGTGTGGGGCTATTAATATTTTGGGGTATAATAATCTCAATGACTAACAAAGAGTTAGACCAGTACAATAAGCAGGAGTTAAAGAATAGACTTGCTGCTATAAAGGAAGAGTCTGGCTGTGTTGACTGTGGTATAAATGGTCATATAATCTTAGATTTTGACCATATTAGAGATAAAAAGTACAATGTATCCAGAATGATCCATGACGGCTTTTCTTGGAAGGCCATAAAGAAGGAAATTGAGAAATGTGAGGTAGTCTGTGCTAATTGCCACAGAATAAGAACCCACAATAGAAGAATGGTATAATAGATGAATACTAATGAAAAGGTGGTAATACCAGCATGATTATTTTTGATGATAGATACATTGATCAAAATGAAGCAGAAGAGTTACACAGTGCTCTTGTTGCAAGACGAGATTGGTCAAAGGATCCAGACAACGCATTAATTAATGTTGTGTCTCTAGATGTAAACCCAGATGAACTAAGCGAAGAGGCAGCATTCTTTGTTAAGAAGTTAGACAAGTTTGCTAACTCTAACAGAATTAATATCGGCAGAGTTGAGTCTATTACATTAATAAAGATGGATCAAAAGTCAGATAAGCAAGAGTTGGAGTATGAATCACCAGAGATTGATGAAGAGGATGGAAACCTAATCCTATTTATATCAACCAACAGTTCTGATGCACACACATATGTGTTTAACGAAAAGTCTGGCGAAGCAGACAGCGTAGATGACCTAACTGTATTTACTATGTTCTCTCCAGTTGCTGGTAGAGGCTTTATTGTCTTCCCACAAAAGTACTATGCTCTTTCTTTACCACAAGAGTATGAGAATCAGTACTTTGTTAAGATTAAGTTTAAGGGTGATATAGTGCAAAATCAAGCATCAACTGTATATCACATGGAGATGTAATTATGCCATATCATGTAGGTGCTAAGGGCTCTAATGGATGCGATGGTTACCCTGCCGTTGACGAAAAAGGTAAGGTAATGGGATGCCATAAGACTAGAGCAGAAGCAGCAGGACAAATTTATGCTATTAATGTTAGCGAAGGCAACATAGGAAAAGCAATGACAAGCCTTAAAGAAGGTGACTTTGCAATGACAGCACACGGATCAGATGAAGAAGTTCATATTGGTCAAGTTGTTCATGTTATGACTGAGGGTATGCTTGGAGTTCCAGGTGGAGAATATACACTTGAGGCGACACCAGAAAATCCAGCAGTCTTGATTCAGTTGTTTGAGCAAGATGAGGATGGATTCTGGGAAGCAACAAATCTTTACACAGGATGCATGATGTCATTGATGGTTGCAATTGATCCACTGCCACAAGAGCCTACAAAAGAAGAAATGGATATGGCAGCATACGATGCATATGTTGGAAAGTCTGACTGTTGCCCAGAAGACATTACTAAACAAGCACCATGCTGGGATGGTTACGTGCAGCGTGGAATGAAGCCAGGAGATAATGGGCAGATGGTTCCTAATTGTGTACCTGCTGAAAAGGCAGATGACCTATGGGAAGATGACGATACAGTTGAATATGAAACAGACACAGTATCAAAGGCTGAAGGATATTCTCCACCAGCAGGAGCAAGATCTGCTGCTCGTAGAGCAATTAAGTTTAAAGAAGATGGAAAGGCTAATGGTGCAGGAACTGCAGTTGGCTGGACTCGTGCAGGGCAGTTAGCAAGAGGTGAATCATTATCTCTTAGTACTGTTAAGAGAATGTACTCATACTTCTCACGACATGAGGTCGATAAGAAGGGCAAGGATTGGGGCAACTCAGCAAACCCTTCTAATGGATATATCATGTGGTTAGCATGGGGTGGAGATGCAGGATTCTCTTGGTCAAGATCAATTATTAATCGTGAAAAGGACAAGGCATTGTTTGCTGACTTTGGAAAAGATTACACAAGAAACCGAACAGAAAGACACTCACTATAATGCCAAAAAAGAAGATTCATGCGTTTAATCCTATGCAGATTAAAGATGGTTGGATTGTCAGAATGTACAAAGATGGCAGAATCAAGTCTAAGATAGAGCCATACTTACCAAAAAATCAAGATAAAAAGAAGTAATGCTAAACTTTATCTTAAACGGCAATAGTTATAAGATAGTATCTGATTATTCTGGTTACAAGGTTTCACCACTAATACACAACCAAACACTTGTCAGAAAAACTGATGGTACTCCACATTACAGGGAACAAGATGTTGAGACTGTAAGAAACCTAAAACCAGTAATTACTGAGCACTATGGTGTAACTCTTTATAATGAAAAGAACAAACAGCGAGAGGTTGTGTCAGCGAATAAGCATACACCTCCAGTTTTTCTTACAAACCACACAACGTCTTTTCATCATTTCTTAATAGACATGGTTGGAAAAATACTATTGTTCAATGCAGTTGGCTTTAAGAATTTAGAAATAGTTATTGTTGTAGATCATAGTCAAAGAGAGCCTCTTGAGTCATTCCTTGATAAGCAGGTGAAAAGTTTTCATAAGGAAATATTTAGTCTACTTGGGCTACCAGAGTATGAGTCATGTATCGTCAACATAGCAGACGTAGATAAACTTAGTTTTGAAAAGGTGGTTGTTGCAGAATCAACAACTGGCAATATGGATAATTTTTATTCCACATTAGAACTAATAAGAAATAAGTTTGTTAAGCAATATTCATATAAGAATAAAATATATGTTAGTAGAAAAAAGGCTATCACAAAAGAAGACGGTGGTAGAAGAGTTGAAGACGATGATGTCATTGCAGAATACTATGCGAACAAAGGATATCAGGTTGTATATTTTGAAGATATGACTTTTCAGGAGCAGGTTGACCTAGCATCATCATGCTCAGAGATTGTAAGTTACAACGGAAGTTCTATGGTTAATACTCTGTTTGCTCCGAAGCAATGCAAAATTATTGAGATAAGAAACTCAGTAACACAACAGCACGATGCTGCCATGTTTTGGTCCAAGTGGTTTCATAGAGATCACAGGATAGTTGAATGTTTTGGTGCTAACTCATCAAAAGATATCATCAGTGCTATTGAAAATTCTGAGAATACTCTTTAAAAATATCTAATATTTCATTTACGTATTTGTCATAGTCAACTTCGATAATTGTATTATCTTTGTCTATTCTATGTATCTTAATACTTTTTCCAATATCAAACAAAACATCTTCGATCTGCTTTTTAATTTCCATAGTGGGTTGGCCAATCTGTACATATGCCGTATGGGTTTTGACTTAGCATATCCTCTAGATCTTTTTGATCTATTAATTCTGGCAGGACTATAATACAGTTATTTGATATTTTTTTGCCAGGGTATGTCCAAAAATACCCAGAACTTGTAATAGTATAATCATCCATCTGATGCCAAAAGTAGTTAAGGTCTGGTAGGTTTTTACTAAAGTATTCTAGTGCCCCAATATTCTTGCAGTGGAACCACCCATTAGGGCCTATACGGTCCAGCAGAGGCTTATCAAGGGCATACTGTGGCTCATCATGACCAAGCATTAATATGTCATCTACAAGCCAAACATCCAGTTCAACATCGAAACCTAGACTAAGGGCAGAATTGATATTTTCAGCAGAGTTTTCCGTTTTTGATGGCCCCTGAGTATTAGCCCTATGAGCGATTATTTTCATTTATGAAAGTCCAAAAATGTTTCAAGGTCTTCTGGCGTACCAAGGCCCCACATCTCATATACCATGTGAGCAGAGATTATTTTCTCATCGTTGATCGCTTCATTATATACAGGGCATATATAGAACTCATTGTTTGTTCTAATGTTTTTATCTATCATCTGTTTTGCATAATGAACAAAGTCAGATCCATGCTTCCAAAAATAAATTCCACAGGTTGCCTCATCACTAATTGCATTCTTCTCAGCAACAGCAGACACAAACCCATGGTAGTTTCTCTTTGCAAACGACCACTTTTTATCTGTTGCTTTGAATGTTAGTATTGCTCCATCTACCCCAGACTCAATAAATTCATTTATAGTTTTCTTGCTGTTCCATACAACGAACTGATCTGAGTTTGCAATAACTAATGGATCTTCATTGTCTATAATATCTGATGCTAGTAGTGCTGAAAGTGCAGCACCATCTAATTTTTTGTCTTGTTTAACAATAGTAAAGTCTTTACAAAAAGATGATATCTCATTTTCAATATCGAACTGATCGTTATGCTTTTCTTGCACAACAAAAATAAAGTGTGCATCTATATTTAGATTATCATGAATAAGTTCTATCATTTTTTTATTATTTACTTTTATAAGTGGCTTGATATCTTTATATCCTTTTTCTGCAAATCTGCTTCCTTCACCAGCCATTGGTATTAGGACATTTATCTTTTTTCTTTTTCTATTTATGCAATCATCAATAATCTGGTGGGTTAAATAGGATCTGCTTTTTATATGAACAACTTTTGCTCCACTATTAATAGATCCAATTCTGCCAATATAACTATCTTCAAAAATCACAGTTTCGTGTTTACCTGCATTAAAGTGGCTCATACATCTTATATACATATCTGGGCTTGGCTTTGGTTGTATACCGTCTTCATTGGTTACATAAAAATCTATTAGAGGCTCTAGCCCTAATGACTTTATACATGCCTCGACAGTCTTCTTTATGCTATTACTAGCAACTGCAATCTTAATATTATTTAACTTAATCTTGGTAAATATTTCAATTAATTCTTGATCTTCCCCTAAATTGTTAAAGAACTTAATTGAATTTTCTTGTTTTAGTTTCCATATTTGATCATAGTATGATTCAGGCAAACCCTTTGTATCTGATAAAATTTTTAGTTTTTGGTTTGTGCTAAGTCCCTCATAAACATCTTTTTGCTCTTGATCAGTTATTATATACTTTGGGTCTATAGAGTACAGAGCCTCGTTTAGTGCTTTAAAATGAACATCTTTGCTATCTACCAATACCCCATCTAGATCAAAGATAAATAGTTTTGGGACTTTATTCATATGTTAATTGTATCATTTTATATTTGTACCCCTGATAGGATTCGAACCTACGACAAACGGATTAGAAGTCCGCTACTCTTCCGCTGAGTTACAGAGGTGTAGTACATCTGGAAGGACTTGAACCTTCGGCTCTCCGCATATAAGGCGGGTACTCTAACCAACTGAGTTACAGATGCGTAGTACACCAGGTAGGACTTGAACCTACGATAACCGAATTATGAGTTCGGGGCCTTGACCAACTTGGCTACTGGTGCTCAACATAATAATTATACCTTTTTGCAAAGTTATTGTCAACTATTGATTTTTATACCTATCCATAATTTGTAGGTATAGGTTTTGTGATATTTTTATTAGATCTTGGACTTCTTTTAATTGCAAAACTCTCTCAACATCATCTTTATTTTTATAACTTTTTTCTCTTGGAAATCTGTGCTTTTCAGATAATGGGTCAGAAAGTATTTGTTGTAATGGATTTTCAAAAAAACTATCTGTCATTATCCTTTTTTTATTTTCTTCTGAAAAGTTATTATCATTTACTAAC